ATCCGGAATCTCTGACATACAATTTGCCATTCTTCAGGTCCGTGATAGCAAGATAATGACCGCCAGATGTCCAGAGGTTATCCTTTCCACCGTTTCTCTTTCCAACAACGAGAAAAATCGCCCACCAGTCGCCCTTAAGGCTTTTCATCTGTTTCATTGCTTTTTTCCAGGATGAGCCGCCAGTATGTTCTGGTGTGTAATACGTGCTCTTAAAACCATAATGATCCAGAGCAACTGTGATGCCTGCACGGGTTGTGCCGGAAGAACCGAAGGCACCTCTTCCGGATAACCATGCCGCTACCTGTTTTGGTGTGGTATAGGAAATGTTGCATGCGATAGATGCAACAGAACACGGACCACAGCCCGCCAGCGGCATCGATGTGCCGTTTACATAACCCTCTTTTGTCTGGTCAAATGTTACACTCATAGAAATTCTCCTTTCATAAAAAGGCACCCGAAGGTGCCCATAATTGTTTAGATCGCTTTAATCAATTCGTTTTTCAGTTTCTTCGGCTATTTCTTTGTTTATTTCTTCCGGAAGTTCGGCTGTCATATTTTCCATGAATTCTTCCAGCCAGCTTCTTAATTTCGCTGGGACAGGCAGACCGCACAGGAGCATATTTTTGAGAATTGACACACATTCATATGCAATGAATAGCAGACAAAAAAGCTCACATAGCCCGATTTTCGTTAATCCTATTGTCTGCAAATATGTATCTGGAATCATAAAAGCTAAATTGACATGAACGACCAGATCAGCCGCCATCAGTGCTGCGGCGCTAACGAGCATGGCCACTTTTCTGATGGCACCGTCAATACCAACAGAACTGTTAAACCGGCGGAACTTGATTGCTCTTAATACGCCGAGAATCGTGTCTGCACATACAGCAAGCATCAGGATGATAAATATCATATTGCCTGCCATTGCGTTTTCAAATGTCTGTAAAAAATTAAAAATCATATTCTCTTATCCTCTCTTTCTTTACTCTGTGATTTCTTCCCAACCATAGACACCAGGCTCCCATACATTGCCATCAATCGTACTCCGCCACGTCTTGCCGTTGTGTGTCACCTTGTTTCCCTTACTGTAAGGATTGGTGCTATCCGGCTGCTCCCATTCCGGAATAACGTTTTTATCCGGAATTAAAACTTTTGCGAATAAAGACGGCGCTGTATCCGGTGTCCAGTCAGCCTGAGACGTGTGGTCTGTTAGGACTTTGTACAGGATATCGTTATGCAATACTCTCTCGTCTTTCTGATAATCTGTACCTGCTTTCCACTTCGGATACAATGCTGATGCTTTCAGTGCCTGCTCATCTGTCGCAGAGTTTCTGAGTGTCACAAGCGCATCAATAATAGCTTTTGCTTCTTCAAGTGTCATTACATCACCTCCTCTACCATGGCCAGAAAGTCGTCACCGGAAATGTCTGTGTCTGCCTCATCTACAATATCTTTTGCTCCCTCAAAGATAGGCAGTGTCTTCAGATAAGCATAGGCTTTTCTGTCTGTCATGGCGCTATCATAATCCGTCTCATACGTGACCGCTTTCGTATATGGCTGAGCCATTGTGTTGTCTTTTTCGGCCTCTCTGGCTTTTTCATTGACATATGACAGTACAACTATAGATGTCTGTCGATTAGGGGTTGTCTGGTGGTACAGGATACGGTGATAACAAGTCACTACACCATCATCCTGCATAAGTTCTTTGTATAATGCCATTTTGATTCTCCTTTATGAAAATGTGATTCTAATATTAGCATCAATACCAACAGGGCTGTTGTTTGCGGCATTTGTTGCATTGTTCCAGAATGCGATAACCCATATGGCATTGTTATCACGAACAGCTGCTGAATACCTATCTGGTTGAACCCAATCAGCTTTTATAATATAATTGCTATTTTGTCGTATAATAAGTCCGTTGATTGATGATATTGACACAGTCGGATTTCCGATAACAGGCTTGCCTAGTGGTATAGTGAAATAAAATTCTTTTGTACCTGATGTAACATATCCAGCCGTGCCCATTCGAACATCTATCGAATCTCCTTTTCGATAATAAGGACGGTAAGTTATATAAGATGCAGTACTAGATGCTCCTAAATATAGATCTCTTCCTCTTAGGTACGTATCTCCGTCTTTGTTTATCCAACTTCCATATCCAATAGATAAGTCATTATCAGAGTCACATAAAACTATAACTACTTTTTGCGTACCATCTGTATTTGCTGAATATACTTTAGACTGATTCCTTGTCCATATGCTGCCAGCGAGACCAATGTCCTTATTTGCGTTAATGTTTCCATTTGCATGAAACGTGCCATTGCACGCAACATCTCCATAAAATGAGGCACCACCGGAAAATCCAGAATCGCCATTCACCTGTAAATCCGAATTCATAGTGACTTTCTTTCTGAAGATAGTTTCCAATGCCACATCAAAAATATTGTCTATTTCCGGAATTTTTCCGATAGCGATAGCGAATCTCTTAACAATATACGACAATAATCTGACGGCCGTACCGATTTCTTTGTAGAACGAAGCTGTTCCGAAGCTATCTGTAACGACTAATCCAATCTGATAAGTACTAGCGGTGTTTAATATCGCTGTTGCAGATATGTATGTTCCAGAATAGGTGTATTGTGTTCCGGAAGTCAGACCGCCCCATTTGCCGTCATCGTAAACAGAATATTTCAGCAAATAACTCGCTTTATTCTTGTTGTTCAGCGGTGAAACCGAATAACCAAACGTGACCTTCAGATATTGACCATTCGCATTCGCACTGCCATTCGCATCTCCGCATCGACAGCATTCGAAATGCGTGATCTGAGGCGGGCTGTACGCCAGAACTGTTATACTAACTGTTTTGCTAGCCGTTCTGCCTCGGCTGTCAGTAACCGTAACTGTCACGGCAACTGTGCCGGAATCCCGAACCACCTCGCCCATCGTATAAGTATTTTCAAGCCCACTGTAGGACTGTGAACCAATATCATAGACATAAGACCGGATTGAGCTGCCATAGGAACCAGATGCTGATGCCACGATTTTGAGCTTCGATTTTGTCTGGATATAGCCGAAGTTCGCCAAACCGCTAGCAGCCTCTGAAACTGTTACGGCGGATACAGATGGCGCTACTGAAGCCGGTATCGTGATATTCAGATTGACCGTCTGAGTGCCGCCAATTTGCGTACTGCCGTTGTAAGTGTTCAATCCAATCGTAATCGTGCCTTTCGTTGCTGTCGGATAGCTGCTTGCGATAGCCAGAGGAACTGTCCAACTATATTTTGCTTTTACTCCTGTTGCAAAGCGTGTCCAACTTCCAGTACCGATACGATAATAAATATTATGAGTCCATGAGCTAACTGCGGGTGAAATATTAATTGTAACAGCACTCCCTAAAGCCACAGAAGGCGACGATAGAGTTGGCTTAGTTGCTCTTGGAATGGATTCGAGCTCAATACTACAGGAAATATTGCCGCCAGACAGATAAGATGACCCGCTGATCGTAAATGAACCAGAACAGTCTAATTTCTTCGAACCGTCCGATCCATGGCTAATAGCTCCCGTCCAAGAAGCTAACTGAACCGTCGCTTTGTTGCGGAAATCCATAGCCATCGTTTTGTTGACGACTTGCTTACCGTTGACGGTCATTTTAACTGTATTGCCGGATGCATCCAGGTTGTAAGCTCCATAAGAGCTGCTGTCCGACTGAGCATACATCTTAACGGTCACGTTCGATTGATTGGTCGATGCGTCACGTTTGTTTTGAGTAATCGTCATGTACAAATGATAGTGGCCATTATAGCCGCATGGCACATGATTACTTGCTGTTGAAGCCATTTATTTCACCTCCTTACAGGCCAATCAGGGACACGATGGTATCACCGTTACTATTTGTTTCAACTGTCCACGCACTGTCTGCAATTCTTAACTGATTAATGATCTCACAGGTTGTATTGTACATTCGCTGATCAGAAATATAGGCAACCTCATATCCATTTTGAAGAAACTGTATTCGGTCATTTCTGATACGAAGAATCAGCGGACTGGATGAATTACCCAAAAGAATATTGCCATCCTCGAAACGAATGTATTTTCGAATTTCATCAAACGCTGCATCCGAGCCGTCTGAATAATCATTCAACTGCTTAACGAGCTGATTAAACGTTACCTGCCATGATGTTTTCGTCTGCTCAACTTCTGTATTAACAGAAGAAAGCAAGGTGTCTACATCATCTTTCAGATAGACATTGTCGTAAACGGTGGATTTAATGGCTTCAGCTGTCTGGTCAATGTTAGAAGCAGTCTCTTTGCGGAACTGAGTGAGTTTGTCGTTGAGATCATCCGACGTAGCAAGGTCTTCCGGTGCTGGTGTCCAGTCGGTTGCAACATTGCCTCTCTCAAGTTTGACATTCTTTAACCTTGCAGTAAAGCTGGCTGCAACATTAGCATTAGAATTGTAAAACTGTATAACAGCGGCCGTTCCAACATTTGAAGATGCCTGTTTAGGAATAGTCAATGTTTTTTTTACATGAAACCACTTATTAAGTTCACATCCATTTTGACCAACTACCGGCAAATCATGTTTGGTAACTCCTGTCCAGGTGCCTGTAGCTGTTTCTCCTGATAAAGCATTTGTATATCTTTGTCCTATCCATAACTCATT